GGCGGCAGTACTGAAACCTTTACTGGTACAGCGGGAAGTATTAACACCGGTGGTGGTGGCGGTGGCGGCGGTTATTCTGGCGGCGTTATAGCTGGTGGTTCTGGCGGCTCAGGTATTGTGGTTATACGATATGCAGATACATATCCAGATGCAGTAGTTACGGGTTCGCCAACATTCACAACAACTGGTGGTTACAAAATTTACAAATTCACATCCTCTGGTAGTATAACATTTTAATTAAAAATGACACTCAAGATTTCAACAGACAATATACAAACATCAACGTTAGCATCTCTAGCTTCCGTTAGTATTCCAAAAATTACCAGCATAACTTATCCTGGAGATGACACTGCGGCAACAACAGCAGGCGGTCAAACAATCACTTTGACTGGTAGTGGTTTTATTGCCGGTGCATCTGTTATAGTTGATGGATCATATGCAGGTGTTGTTACTGTAGTAAGCAATACATCTATAACATTTACAGCACCATCAAATAGTGGCGGTACATATCCATTGTATGTTGTCAATACGGATGGTGGCACTGCCATATCTATTCCTGGTATTAGTTATAGTGGTACACCAGCATGGAGTAACACTGCTGGAAGTTTAGCGACAGTATATGAAACTGATGCGTTAAGTACACAATTAACAGCCACAGGAGATGCAGCAATAACATACAGTGTTTATTCTGGTACGTTGCCACCTGGAAGTTCTTTGAATACTTCAACAGGTTTGTTATCAGGTACAACACAAGCAACTGAAAGTTCAACAACATACACATTCACAATTCGTGCAACTGACGCACAGAATCAGGATACAGACCGTACATTTAGTATAACAATCAATCCAGATGTTGTTACATGGAGTTCACCTGCTGATGGAACAGTTACTGCATTGTTTCAGGACACAACAATGTCGAATGTTGCGCTAAGTGCAACTAGTGTGGCCGGACAATCTATTGCGTATACCGCAAATGCATTGCCAACTGGAGTAACTATAAGTGGTTCTAATGTAACAGGAACTCCAACAGTAGTTGGTAATACAATAAGTGTCATAACAGCCACAGCTGCAAATACAAATAGAACAGCAACAAGAACATTTACATGGGTGGTTAGTGTTTCTAGTGACGCATTTTTTAAGAATACAACATTGTTATTGAATGGTGAAGGCACTTCGGCAAACAATGGTTCAAACAATAATATATTCATAGACTCAAGTAACAATAATTTCACTATCACAAGAGTAGGTAATACAAGTCAAGGTTCATTTAGTCCTTATAGTGTGACGGGTTGGAGTAATTTCTTTGATGGTACTACTGATTTTATAACTGCGGTAGGATCTGGTGCAGTAGTAAGAAGTTCCGGCAGTTTTACTATAGAAGGTTGGTACTATCCAACTTCATCGGCTGCATCGTTTAGAGCAGTTTATTCTAGTGGTACAGGATACGCTACGGCGGGCAGACTTTATCAAAATAATACAACTCTAACTTTTTATTGGGCTGGTTCGGGCGGTATCACAGGCTCAATTGGTTGGACATTAAATACCTGGAATCATTTTGCAGTAACTTGGGACGGAACCACAACTAAAGTCTATGTCAATGGACAACAGAGTATTAGTAGCACTTCGCCTACATATTCCGGTACAGTTGATTTATCTATTGGTGAATCAACGTATTCACCTTTTGGTTATATTAGTAATTTTAGAATTGTAAATAGTGTTGTTTATTCCGCAACATTTACACCAAGCACAACTCCACTAACAGCAATAGCAAATACAAGTTTATTAACCTGTCAAAGTAATAGAATTATTGACAACTCACCTAATAGTTTTACATTAACTAGAAACGGTGATGTTTCAGTTCAAGCATTTGGTCCATTCGGTAGTATACCTGAAGCAGTACCAATAAGTTATAGTACATATCTAAATGGTTCTAGTTATGTAACTGTGCCAAGTACTTCAGCTGATAGTCTGTTTGGATCAGGAAACTATACAGTTGAATTTTGGACAAAAACAGATGATACAAGTTGGGAAATGATTGCACCTGAAACTGGTGTTGGTTTAGCACTTATTATCGCTAGTGGTAATTTAATTCTTCAAAACCAATATGGTCAAGCAGGTATACTTACTGTCAGTGCTTCTTCTATATTGAATAACGCTTGGCACCATGTTGCTGTGGTACGCAATTCAGGAACAATCACAATATATTTTGATGGTACGAGTGTAGGCACAGCAGCAAATAGTACAGACTATTCTAACCAAAATCTAACATATGATATTGGTTATGGTAATCAAAGTGCGGGTAGATATCTTAGTGGTAAACTATCAAACTTTAGAATTGTTAATGGTACAGCAGTATATACAAGCAATTTTACTCCACCAAGCACACCATTAACTAATATAACAAATACAAAAGTATTAACGTTTCAAAATCCTACACTAATAGACAACTCATCTTCTGCAAGAAGTTTAGGTGTGTCAGGAACACAGAATATTTTTATAGATAATCCATTCGGATACACCGCACAGAGTTCAGCAAGTTATACTCCAAGTTTACATGGTGGTAGTGCATACTTTGATGGTACTGGGGATTATCTAAGTACACCAAGTAATTCTGCTTTTGCATTTTTGAAAGGTGCGTTGACTGTAGAAATGTGGATATATCCTACTGCTACTATAACGACACCGGCTAACATTGGTTTGTTTTATGTTGAAGAAACCAGTGGGTTAGTAGTTGGGTTGTCTAGTGGATATTTAGCAATGGGAAGAAGAACCATTGGGTATGATTTAACATCATCATATATTCCACCTCTTAATACTTGGACTCATGTTGCAGTCACTAGATCCGGAGCAACTGCATGGATATTTGCAAATGGTGTACAAGTTGGGACGGTCACTGCATCGGGGGGAGATGCAAATAATAATGCAAATTATGTATGTACTACCGGGTTACCTACGTTAGCAGGAAATTATGCAGGTGGCGCTGGTTTTGGATATTTTCCTGGGTATATATCTGACCTTCGTGTAGTCAAAGGTACTGCATTATATACAACAGGATTCATCCCACCAGCTGCACCTGTAATACCAATAGCAAATACAAGTTTATTGTTGAACTTCACCAATGCAGGTATCATTGACCAACACGGTAGTAATGTGATAGAGACTTTAGGTGGTGTACAAATAAGCACTGCGGTTAAAAAGTATAACAACGCTAGCATCTATTTTGATGGTACTGGAGATTATCTATACGGTGCATGGAATCCAAATCTTGAATTAGGTGCTGGCAATTTTACAATCGAATTTTGGATATATGCAGTAGGCGGAAATAGTTTGTACTGTTGGTCAACAGATTGGCATTATGCCATGTCTTGGAATTATGGCGGTGCAAGTTCAAATCGTGTTGGCATTTGGGCCTCATCTAATGGATCTACTTGGAATATTTTTAATGCTGACGGTGGTGGCAATGGCATCTCTACTGGAACTATAACAGCCAATACATGGACTCATGTTGCGTTAGTACGTAATGGAAGTGCATGGGCATTATATTTGAACGGAACTTCTGCTTGGACTGGAACATCAAGTGCAACTATTATTACTAGAACTGATACTTTTAGAATTGGTGGCCCTTGGCCAAATTCAGGTCCTTCGGACTTCAATGGCTACATAGATGACCTAAGAATAACAAAAGGTATCGCACGTTATACAGCAAACTTTACACCACCATCAGCATTACCAACCAAGTAATAAATATAAAAGGTTTAAAAAATGGCAACTAAAATTAGAACATATAACATAGAAGACCAGACATTAGTTGATTTGGGTTATGCGAGTTCTGATACATTTACTCAGGTTAAATTTCCTTTAGGTGATATGGGTTCAGTAGCAGAAGAAATTTTTGGTGGACTAGGTTTAGAACAGTATGGTAGAATTTGGGATAATAAAACAACAATATCAGTTTTTTATCCAGATAGTTTAATCCCACTTGATGCTGGTTATCTAACATAAATACATATATTAAGGAATATAAATGGCTACACAACTACAATTCAGGCGAGGAACTACTGCACAAACCATAATCTTTACCGGAGCAACCGGAGAAGTTACTGTTGATACAACTAAAGGTGTGGTAGTCGTGCATGATGGTACAACTGTAGGTGGTGTACCATCAGTCACCGAAGCATTTGCAAGTTCATCCGCAAATACAGCCAACAATTCATATGCAACAGCTAATGCAGCATTCACATCTGCAAACGTTGCATTGACATATACAAACACGTTTTTATTAATGGGAGCTTAACAAATGCCATCGGTCTTAAAAATTTTAGGTCAATCTAATCCATCACCAAATACTGCAACAACTCTTTACACAGTACCTGCATCAAACAGTACAGTAATTTCTACGATTTCAATTGCAAACTTGTCAGCAAACACAACAAGTTTTAGAATTGCTTGCAGACCAGCTGGTGCATCATTGGCCAATTCACAATACATTTCATACGACACAGTTTTAGGTGCAAGTGATACTGTTGCTTTGACATTAGGTTTAACACTAGCAGCAACTGATGTTCTTACTGTTTATGCTAACACAGGCAACGTTACCTTCAGTGCGTTTGGTTCGGAGAATTATTAATGGCAATTAAAAAATCTTCCTTAAGTGGATTAAGTTTTAATAGGTCTATATCTTATGTGCAACCAGTTGCTTCAGCTGGAGGTGGTGGCGGTGCTGTCACAGTTGGACCTACGGCCACGGGTGGTACAGTTACCACATTTACCGATGCAAACAATGCAACATACAAAGTACATACATTCACATCAAGTGGTTCATTTGTAGTAAGTTCTTTAGGTGCATCCAATAATAGTATTGAATTATTAGTTGTGGGTGCTGGTAGTGGTGGCTATTTGAATACAACCGGTGGTGCTGGTGGCCAAGTAAAATATTATGGCGCAGAAAATGCAAATCTTTTTACTAGAGATGTAGCTATTGCGGGTTCAGCACTAGCAACTTTAGAAGCAGCAACATACACAGTAACAATTGGTGCTGGTCAAGCAGCTGGTACCATTGGCACTGCGGCATCATCTTCTTTTATCGGAACAGGTATAAGTGTAACATCGACTGGTGGATCAAATCCACAAAGCGGACAAACCTATAGGATTTATTCAATAAGCGGTAATGGTTTTCAAACCGGTACATCAGGCAGCAATGGATATTCACACGGTGGTTCTGGTGCAGCGGGCAGAGGAAGTACATACAACTCCGATATAGGTGGCCAAGGTGGAAATGCACAATATTTTATGATAAAAGGAAACACAGTTACATTTGTTGGTGGTGGCGGTGGTTTTGGAATTAATGAAGGATATGGAGCAAATATGGAAAGATATAGAGCAACTGGTGGCCAAGGCGCCGGTAGAGCAGATGAAACTGGTGTAGCTAACATGGGTGGCGGCGGCGGTGCTGGTTGGAACGGTAGCGGCGCAAAAGCTGGCGGTTCAGGTATTGTAATTGTTAAATATAGAATTTCTTAAGAGGTAAAAATGGCACACTTTGCACAAATTGATAGTAACAACATCGTAACACAAGTTCTAGTAATAGAACAAGATGTGATTAATACAGGTTTGTTTGGAGAACCAAGTTCTTTCGTACAAACAAGTTACAACACACATGGCGGTGTACACACATTAGGTGGAACACCATTGAGAAAGAATTATGCTGGTACAGGATATACTTATGATTCAGTCCGTGATGCATTTATACCACCTAAACCATACAATAGTTGGACACTAGTAGAAGACACTTGTTTGTGGACTGCACCAGTCGATATGCCTACAGATGGTAAAGTGTATAAGTGGGATGAAGAAACACTTTCATGGAAAGATATATCTGACGGAGAATCAACACCTGTAGTAACTGTTTAAAAGGTTTATATTATTATGTCATCACATGAACTTGGTTATTTTGGAAACATTTGGGTTAGACAACATGTTCTGGAAAGAAAAGGAGATAAAGCTCCTGGACACAAACATTTTTTTGACCATGTAACGTTACTAACAAAAGGTAAAGTAGAAGTTATTGTTGAGGGTAAAGAACCAAAACAATTTACGGCACCAACATTTATTGTTATTAAAAAAGAACAAGAACATAAAATTGTTTCTTTAGAAGATGACACAATTTATTATTGTGTATTTGCTTTAAGAAACATTGACGGAGAAGTTATTGGTGACATTTACGGAGAACAACATGATCCGAATTCAGCACAAACATGTCCAGAAGATTATTGGGAAAAAGTAAAAAAGATTGAAAACATTTAAGAGATATCAATTAAATAAAAAATGTCACTACTAAAAATTAAACCGTTCATTATAGATGATACAACTGCAAGTGATGCATTTGTACAGGCTAATGCGGCTTTTTCACAGGCAAATTCTTCTGGTTCATTTGCTAATGGTGCCTTTGCACATGCTAATGCATCTTTTGCTTTCGCAAATACCATATCTGGTGGAGCCGCAATTGATAATGTTGCTAGAAGTTTAGCCAATTCAAGTGCTTCATTTGCCAATGGTTCTTTCGATAGAGCTAATTCTGGTTACGACCAAGCAAACACTGGTGCATCATTTGCTAATGGTTCATTTGTTGTTGCTAATTCAGCAGCCTCATTTGCTAACGGTGCCTTTGTAACAGCCAATGCAGCTGCTGTGTTTGCCAACGGTGCTTTCGATAGAGCTAATTCTGGTTATGGTGTTGCAAATACTGGTGCTTCATTTGCTAATGGTGCCTTTGTAGTTGCAAACTCGGCGGCCTCATTTGCTAACGGTGCCTTTGTAACTGCTAACGCAGCCTTCATTCAAGCCAATTCAAATTATACAAGTGCTGTAACTAAGTTGATGGTTACAACTCCTGGTATGTACTATAGTATTGACCAGTATTCAGGTAATAATCCAACAATTTATATTCGTGCTGGTGAAACAATTGCATTTAATCTAAATGTTTCTGGCCATCCATTTATGGTTCGATTGTCATCAGGAGGATCCAATTACGACACGGGTCTAACTCATATAGCTACAGACGGAACATTAAGTACAGGATCTTCAGCTCAAGGAAAAATTACTGGAATTTTATATTGGAAAGTTCCTTACGATATAGTTGGTTCAACTTACGTGTACCAATGTTCTGTTCATTCTGGAATGGTTGGAAATATTGTAATTGACCAACCTACAGTAATTGCATTTAATCAAGCTAATGCTGCGTTCACACAAGCTAATGCTGCGTTCACAGCTGCCAATAATTCTACAGATGCATGGGTAAGAACTCAAGCCAATAATGCTTTTGATACAGCTAATGCATCCTTCATACAAGCAAACACACCGAGTTCTTTTGCTAATAGTTCTTTTGCTCATGCTAATGCGGCCTTTAATCAGGCGAATACTGGTGGTACAGATTCATGGGTAAGAACTCAAGCCAATAATGCTTTTGATACAGCTAATGCAGCCTTTAACCAAGCAAATACTGGTGGTACGGATGCATGGGTAAGAACTCAAGC